ATTTAGTAAGGGGCTATGCAATGGGAGGATATACCGCGGCCATGAATGCCTTTGCAATTGGAACGGGCAGCGGATACACCCGCTTTTATCATGCCAATGGAAGTGCAGTAATAAGCATGGCATGGGGGCGGGTAAGTATAACGGTTACAGGTACATCGAGTGAGTCGGCAAGTGTTACATTTCCATTCACCTTTCAAAATACGCCTAATGTAATAGTTACCCCGTCGCCAGGGCTTTCTACATCGGCCTCCAATATGTGGGTGGCTGCGCAGAATATAACGACCTCTGGGTGTAATATATTCTTGGGTAGGAGTACAACCACCGCAACGACTATAATGTGGTTTGCCATAGGGAGATAAGATTTATGATGGATATTAGTATTAATTTAAATGAAAATAAGGTTGTAGCAATATATAATGAGGATTGGAGCGGGGATATTAAATTAAAAGTAACAAAGGAACTTTATAATCAAATATTTGAAGGAATGCAGCCTGTTAAATATGTTAATGGAGAATTAATGCTTGATGCGGAGCAGGCGGTTAAAAATGAGATGCAGGCGGAAATAGAGGATATAACCCAGGAATTAATGACAACCGATGCGGTTGTAACGGAGGCCATGGAATACCAGTTAAGAGGCGAACCAATACCCGACGCGCATAGTTTAACTTTGATTATCCGGGAAAATGCCAGGACAAGAATAAATGAATTAAAAGAATTAATGAATACTATGTAATATAATGAGTATTATATTAATTAAAGCCCTCTGCGGGGTTTATAATGTGTCTTGCACATAAATAATTAAAGTAGAATAATGGACTTTGCAGTATTTATTAGAGGGTTACAACCACCCAGGGAGTAAGGGTTTGTGTTCATAAATTTTAATATTATTTTAAACAATTAATTCCCCTCTGCTGAAATAACCTAATTCTACAAATAAAAAAAAAATATGCGCTATTTATTAAAATTATTGCAATTAAAATCTAACAACATGTAATAATATTAAAATTAAACCCAAACTCCCAAATTTATTATATTTTTTTATAATAACTGTTTTTTTATTTTTATTTTATTAAATATGGAGAATCTATAATGAAAGTAATTAAAAAAGATTTAATAAACGCAGAAGAACGCATAAGGAACTTTATTAAGGACGAAGACAGGCAGCCAAACCTATTAAAATTAGGCGCAGGCAATATAAAAAAAGAACAATATCTTGATTTATTTTATAGAGTTAACCAGTTCCGCGTTAATCGTGGGAGATGGCCGGAGTTTGCCACTGTCCTCGGTACAAATAACAGCGCAGCCCCCCAAGATTACCAGAATGACAAATACTCTTGCGGCCCTGCGAGTTTAAGCATGGGAAGCGCTGCCCTCTTTAATTATAAAACAGAACAGGCTTTCCGGAATGCCTGCGGAACCACAGTAAACGGAACAACCCCGCAGAAATTAATAGCAGGCGCTGCAAAGTTAGGATTTAATTTAACAAGAATTCCACGAAATAAGGTAGAATGTAAGAAATCCTTGGATAAAGGACGACCAGTATTGGCGCACATACAAACAAAGAAAGCGCCCTGTTTAAGATATAAGAATGACTATGGGCATTATATTTTAATTAAAGATATTATTAATAATAATTATCTTACGAATGACCCTACTATGGGAGAAAACAAACTCTGTAACACGGTCATGTTAGATTTAGCAACAGGCGGCAGAAGCATTTATTATTATAGTATGTCATTAAAATAAAATCCTATTTTTTTTATATTTTTCCCTGTAAGGCCTTTATATAGGGGCTTAGATTAATAATAAAGCATGGATGATGACCCTTCGTTATCGGGACGCGTTAAAGTCCTGTTTGTTTGTGCTTTGTTTTTTTTAAGTTTTATATGTGTACTGTCTATTCAACCAGAGCCTGGCGTTAATGCTGCGGTGATTTCTGGTAATTTTAAGCCCTCTGTGGGGCGGTCTGGGTTTGCTTATAAATGGCATTATAGGTCTTGGGAGAATTATTGCCCAGGCTGCAAGCGACATAATACCTTAACTATGAACCCCAAGAAAGTCCCAGAGCGGGAATTAACTTGCAGAAGATGCGATGCGGACTTCTGCGGGGTTACTGGGTTAGATAAGGCACATAAAAGAAGGTGGAGATTAACACCTGCGGGAGTTAATGTATCTAATAAGGCAAGCACGGTTAATAATGCAAATACTGTTAAGATTGCACCTGCCAAGTATGTAGTTAAAAGGCGTTATACTCATACATATAGGAAAGAGTATAAAGTAAGGACTGTTTGGACTTATAAGGTGTATAATAAACGCAGTTGGAAGTTACAGCATAAACGCGTTTATTATTGGAGTAGGTATCGCAGGCAATGGAGGCGCGTATAAGTTTGCTTCTATTATTTTTTTTAATAAATAATGCGGGGTTAGAGAGTAACCTTTATATAGTGGAGAGGAGATATAAAGTATCAGTATAATCTATAAAGGATTTTCCAATCTTCTTTTATAAAGGTTATATCGTAACCTTTATATACTCCGGAGGAGAATGTATAATTAACTAACATTACTTGCATTGGAGGCAAACCAACATGAAAAATAAATCAAACAACCAAAGAAAAGCACATATTTTATTAAAAGCCACAGAATACCACGAAATGGGAAAAGCAGAAGAAACCCCAGAAATAGCCCAAATCTACTTTGCAAAGCGCGCTGCAATGATGGAAGCCGCAGCAATATTAAATGGGCACTACGACGAAGACATAGAGGAAGAGGAATAAGGGTTAATAAACCCTTAATTATTTTTTTAAAGGAGGCAAAGCATGGAAAACCATAAACCATTAAAAGTCGGGGAATATGTGGAATTTAAAAGGCAGGTTGTGAGGGTAAGTAAAATTATTAAATTTAAAACTTTTGAGAGCATGGTATTTGTGCAATTACCGTATGACCCTTTTAAATTAGTCCGGGAAAATGAATTTAATAGGATAGCCTAAAACAGGGATTTTTCCCTGGTATTTTTTTAAATAAATAATGCGAGGTTATACCGTAACCTTTATATAGTCCGCAGGATAATGTATAATTAACTAACATAACTTGCAGAGGCAAACCAACATGAACAAACAAATAAATGAATTTAGAAGCAAAGCACGGGAAGAAGAAATAAAAAAAGACGCTTATGTAGGCCCTGGCCTGTGGAAAGAATACCTTAAACAGAATGGAACCTGTTTAAATAACTCTAATATAGTATGCAGGCATTGCAAACAATGCGAGGAATAAAATTAATTATTTATATTTTTTATAAAGGAGGCAAACAACATGATGAGTTTATTAAACGGGATTAACACATTTGAAATATATAATATGGAAAGTAAAACCACGCAAACAATTAGAAATATTACTGCGAAAATGACCGACGGGGAAAAAATAGTTATTTTCCACGGATACCAAAGAACCACAGAAATATTAATTAATTCCATAAACAAATTAAGGAAATTTGACAGTAACCGCGCCATGGAAATATGGACGGTTAATTAATTTTTTTTTTAATAAAGGAGGCAAACCCTAAATGATAAAAAAACTTGAATTACCACGGAAAATGACTAAAAAGGACAGGCTGCAATTACTAAAAACCAGTCAAAAAGAACTATTAAATAATTTAATACAAGACCCAGTGGAATTAAAGGCATTTGTTAAAGGGTGGACGCAAGGTTTCCACAGATACAGCCTTAGGAATTATATTTTAGCGCGGCAGCAATACCCAGAAGTATCATTAATGGCAGGATACGGGTCTTGGAAAAAAAGGGGGCGCATAGTTAAAAGAGGGGAACAGGCAATTTGGATAATTACCCCAGGCTTCTATAAAGAAAAGGGCAGCGAAGAGGATAAAATCTTTTTTAAGGCAGGCGCGGTTTATGATGTTAACCAAACAGAAGGCGAGCCTGTGGAAATAGGACATGACCGCAAAGTACAAGGGGAAATCTCTTTCCAAGAGGTTGCGGATAAAATAACCCAAATTCCCATAATATTACAGGCGGAGGGGTTAAGTAATGGGTTTACTAATGGGATTGAAATTAATATTGCACCTAAAAACAATGATGCCAGTATGGTTGCGACCCTTATCCATGAAGTGGCACATATTGAATTAAAGCACCTGGGAAATGACGATATCCCTTATAATGTGGGAGAAATGGAAGCAGAATTAACATCTTTCATGGTTTGCGCTGCTCTGGGTGTTGATAATGGCCGTAGCAGGGGATATATAAGTAACTGGTTGAAGGATAGCAGCACAGAAGACATAAGAGCAGAGGAGGTTTTTAAGATTGCAGAGGCAATTGTTAACAGGATAATTCCAGAGGAAAAACCTGCGCAGAGTAAAACCATGCCGCAACCCGTGGCAATTACTGCATAAAATCTTTATTAGGAGGCATTATTTATGTATGGGATAGTATTTAATAAAAAAGGCAATAATTTTCCGGACATGGCGCGGGATAATAATATGCGCGCTTATTCTTTTGATACTTTGGAGGCTGCAAAGGACTTTGCTGCGCAGCAGAAGGATTGGAAATCTTTTAATATTGTTTTAATAACCAGTTTCCGGAGATTTCCTATGGAAGTGATGGGTGTTAGTAAGTACAAGGCAGATTAATATTTGCCTGGTATTTTTTTTAAATAAATAATGCAAGGTTATACCGTAACCTTTATATAGTCCGGGGTATAATGTATAATTAACTAACATTACTTGCATTGGAGGCAAACACAACATGAAAACCGAAAACAGAATAAACCAAATAAAAACCTGTCCTGCCTGTGGTGGGAAAAACCTAAAAACCGAAACAAATTACAGGGGCGAAGCCGCGAAGTGGTGCCTGGATTGTAACTTTGACATAGATATAGAATACCTCAAAACAGTGGACGCAATGGGAAAACCCCGCGCAGTAAGAGTTATGAAACTTGACACATTATTAGGCAGCGCAGACGGCCCAGAAGAATGGAAAGAAGCAAGAAAAGCATTTAATGCAGAAAAAAATAAAATAGCAGCAAGAAAAGAAGCCTTATTAAAAGAACTGGAAACAATGCAAGCAATGGAACGCAAAGTCCGCAGAATAGGCAGCACCTGGGAAAATCAATTAAGAGGGGAATAATCCCCTTAAACCCATTATTTGGAGGATTTAAGAATGGTTAACAATTTAATGAATTTAAGCAAAGAAGAAATTAATGACTTATTTAATGACCTAATTATGCAGCGTGGCCCGGACTTAATATGCAGTAACTGCGGTGAAACCCTGGGAGATGCACCTGGGGAAGACTTTGCAAGCATTTCCGTAGAAATTGAATATCCACCCAGTGGCCCGGAAGTATGCGTTCATCTTACTTGCAAACCATGCAGGCAGGAAACACCCAGGAAAGCAGAGCAGAACATATTAAATGCGCTGCGCAGTGATGCGCAGTGATTACTTATAACTTAAAATTTATAATAATTAATTAATATTTTTTAAATGTTTGTGCAAATTTTAAAATTTAATAGGAGATGGAGAAATGAATAACAAAGTGAATTTATACCCCCGGAAACAGCCTAAAACCCATATAATTTTAGATATTAAAATTTTCCTTTTAATGGCTGCATTAATTATGTGTTTTATAGCCTATGCAGTAATGACTACAATGCCTAAATTAAGTTTATAAACCAGGGGGCAAATCCTATGAGTACATCTACAACAGCAAAGGCTATGAACAGAGAACATGATGTAATAATAAGCATTGAGGACGCGTTTAAAATAATTGAATTAAACCAGGAAAATGGAATGCGGAAATTAATGCCCAACCCTTCCGCAAAAATCCTTCCAGGCAAACCTTCTAAAAATGGGCATAAATGGACGGAAATTGAGGACTTATGCCTGCGGTGTTGTTACCGCATCGCACCTCTTGAAAAGATACTTGCCAGGCTTAACCGGACACCAGACGCAATAAGGCGACGGTTTTATGACATGGAATACCATTTAACTCCCGAACCCTCTTTTAAATATAAAAAAGGGGAGAAAACACCCAGGGGAGGGTATATTTGGACAGAGGAAGAAATTAAGTATTTAAACGCGACCTTCGGCATATTAACCCGCGACCAACACCAGAAAAGGTTAGATAGGAGCGCAAGGAGTATTGAAGAAAAGGGGAACAAACTGGGCTTTAACCCTGGGAAATGGGGAGATTATGGCGCAGGATTATCTGCTTACAGGCAGGAAACCCTTAATAAATTAAAAAAGGAATTTATGGATAAATATGGGTTAAATAAAGAGCAAATTGATGATTTATTCAATAAGGTGATTGCAAGGGAATACGATTTAATATAAACTATTTTTATACTTATAACAGAGGTGCTTTTGAGAATGGTTAACTGTTTATTAATATGCGAAAAATGCGAAAAAGATATAAAATTAGAATTTGAAAACTTGCCCCTTAAATGCAAAGGTGCGAAAATGCTGCCCTGCGGTTGCGGAGGGTGGTTAACATACCAGGGGGCAGCATAAAATGTCCGGGCAAGGCTTAGAAAGATTAAAAGCAGATGTTATTGCAAGAGGTATAAACCCCGATGCTCTTATTAAGGCTATGCTTAACCAAGTCATTTATCATGTGGATAGGGCATTGGATAGCGGGCCTTATACCGCATTAAATGAAATGCCTGCGGAGGAACTGGGCAGCGAGATAATAAGGTCATGTGTGATACTGGATAATGAAAGCAAAGCGCGGGCAGAGGCACAGGCGGAAAAATTGCTTAAAATTAAACAACGCGCGGCAGGTGGGAAAAAAGATTTAGACGGCCAGGTGAATTAATTGCCTTTAAGGTTAGAAAAAGGCTTGGAACTATATAAAACTCCCGGAGCGGTTAATTTAATTTGTACCTCTCCGGGGTTATTAGAGTTCCTGGTTAAAGGCAGCAACCCAGGGGAATTTTATGAAGTTTATTGCCTGGACGATAACTGGCTTTGCACCTGTAAAGATTTTATGAACCGACACCAAAGACAGGATAAAACCTTTATTTGCAAACATATCAGCGCCAGTATATGGCATTATATGGGTGTTGAATTAAACTGCGACGGGGTAACTGCGCAGACAATGGAGGCAACATCATGAAGCATGTTAAAGGGTTCTGGAATGTAGATAAAAAGTATAAAAAATATACTTGGAATAGCAGCCTGGAAAAAGATTTAACAAACTTTGACCCCGAAGGCGTTTTAACCCACGAAGAACAGGCAGTTTTATGTTACCAGGGACTGGGGAGAAGCAGAGGGTTTTATGAAGTATTAAGCAGAGATATAAGGCCAGGGGAAGAGATAAGTCTTAGATTTAAAGACGGGAATTCTTATATTGAAATAAGTATGCCTGTTATTAACCGCTTTGCAGCAAATAACCCCCCGCTGCATTTAAGAAAAAATATCCCTGAATTTTAAAAGAAGGTGCTGCAATGGATAAAGACTATGAAATATTGATAAATGTTAAAATAGATTTAGAATTCCAAAGACCATTGCCTATTAAAACCCTGTTAAAAGTAGGGGTATATGGCTATGGCAAGCGAGAACGCGAATATAACGAAATAAGGGAAGCATTAAACGAGTTCCGGACTGCGAGGTGGAATAGTGATGAATACTGTGGAATTTGATAAGCATTATAAAAAGTTAGATGACCCTGTTTTTAGTACAATAAGAACCCCAAATACAAAGATAAAAGAAAATACTGTTTATATTATTAACTCTCCTATGGGTATATTTAAAGCGGAGGCAGTTATGAGGGTGGATATTGCCTTAAAGGATATACCAGAAAAGGAACTTTGCAGAGATACTGATACTAAGACCCGCGGGGAGGCTTTTAACTTGCTGCGCAGTTTTTATCCCAAATTGAAACCAGGGTCTAAAATTGCCTGGGTCTGGTTCTCTAAATGCTCTACTTCTGCACCTGCATTAAAACAAAGTACACTATAATAATAAATGCCTGCTGCGGGGAAAGTATCAATATATGGAGAGGCTACTATTAAAATTAATATAGTAGAGTAATCTAATAGTAAAATATTCTTATTTAGACTAATCCCATTAGAACAATATCCCTCATGTGCGTTATATTGCAGTTTAACGCACAAAGGAAAAAGAGAAAAAGAGAAAAAACCATGCAGCAAGAAAACCCAGGCCTTAAAACAATAATCCACATAAACATGAAATTAAACAAAAATAGGATAAAACTAATATTTTATAAAATATGTTTAAAATTGAGGGATAATAAAATCCCCCAAATATTTTAAACAAATATTTTTCCCGATGTTTTTTATACATTAACTTGCAAGGAGGCAAATCCCAGGTTTAAATATACAAAAATTCGCAAAGGAAAAAATAATACCAGGTGGCATTATTTAATTATAATATTTTTTTTAAATCATATAAACTTATACTGTGCTGCAAGTTTTTTTCCTCAAACATTAAATGTGGTTACATAGATAAAAAACTAATGCAGTAGATGCAAATATTGCACATACTGGGAACAGAGGATTTAAAATAATTATTAAGGAGGCATATAGAGATGGGGAACGAAGACAGATTTGCAATGCGAAGAACCACCGTGGAGGCGCAGCAAGTGAAAGAGGTCGCAAGACAATACCAAATATCACAGACAGATGTTTATAAACTGGCCTTTAACACATACTGGGAACAAAGGACGGTTGAAACCGTGGAAAAAGCCAGGTTAGAGAAAGAACGGTTAACAGAGGAACGGGAATTAATGCTTAACCATCAAAAATTAATGCATGAAACTGATTTGGAATGGGTTAACCGGAAAAACCAGGCGCAATTGCAGCACATTAATGACCATTTCCAAAGTAAAATTAAGAAATATGATGATATAATAAGTATGCAAGAAGCCGATGCAGAGGTTTTAATAAAAGATGCCCCTGCAATAGAAGCCCCACTGGGGGAGGAGTTATTTGAACGCTTTGATAGGTGGATAAGTAAAGAAGGTATAAGTTATGACCCCGCAGGTAAGCCTATGCCTCCGGAGGCGTTATTAAATACCCTGTTAAATGCATTTTCTGGTAGAGTTACAAGAATTCAATTAATTAAACTGTTCCAAGATACCGCAGCGACCAGGGTTTAAGTTATAAGTTTTAATTATTTTTTTTTTATTTAATTTTAAGTTATAAGTTTTAATTTATTAGTTTTAATTTATTAGTTTTAATTTATTAGTTTTAATCCCGTGAGGTGCGTTGCAAGTGTTGCAAGTGTTGCAAGTGTAACAGGTGGGGGCAGACTATATTGTACACACATGCAGACACGAACCGCGTATGTACAAGGCATTCTGTATGTACAAATTTCAAAGATTGTATGTACAAATATTTTTTATTATTTTTTATTTGTATGTACAAAATGGCCTTTTCGGGGTGTATGTACACCCAGGGGAAACCTCTGTATGTACAAATATTTATTTAAAATAATATTTTTATTTAATGCTGCATGCTTATTTTCTTAATTATTGCCTGGTAATATGCAGGGTTTAATTAACAGAGGATTATTAGGATAGGTCTGCCTGGTTTTATCTGTGCGTAGCCTGTGGTTTATATATTTTTTATATTTTTTAGCCTGCGGAAGTATGCCTTAAATATTTGTGTGCATGTATGTACAACCCCCCCTGTGTGCATGTACATACAGATTTTCCAGATATACCTTTTTTAATATTATATTTATTATATTATTATTATTATTATTATTATTATTATTATTATTATTATTATTATTATTATTATTATTATTATATATTATTTTTATTTTTTATTATAAGTTATAACTTATAATTTATAATTGAAAACTTAATCTTTCCCTGGGTCTTATCTCCTGGGTAACTTTCCCAGGTAGAGGTTATATAGTAACCTTTATATAGTCCGGGGTATAATGTATAATTAACTAACATTACTTGCATTGGAGGCAAACCATGGAAATAAAAACAATAGAAAAAACCTATAAAAGAATAAATAACACCAATGTCCGCATGACTAAAACATACTGGGCAAAGGATAAAATGGAAATGGTTGTACATACTAATGAACGCGAGGAATGGGTGCAAGCAACCCTTTTTAATACAGTAACAGGCGCAGAACTGTCTGTTGAAATCAACCAACAGAAAAAGCAATACATGATAAATGATGTTAACTTTGCTTATATGGACTTAAATTAAATTATATTTTTTTATATTAGGAGGCAAATCTTATGAACTGTGAAATATGCGGAAAACAAACAGAAAACAGTAAAATATTATGCAGCGCGCTTTGCGAATTGCAGTATAAAATTAATAAAGTGGAACTGGAAAACCTTAATTTAAAAAAGGAATTGCATTGCATGCGCAAGGATAATAAGAAATTAAACGGTCAAATGGATAGGTTGTTTAACCAGTTTAAGGCGGAGATAAGGTTCCTTAAAAAGAATGTTGCCAATGCAGGGGAATAATTTATCCCTTATTATTTTTTAAGTGGGTGGGAAATATGGATAAAAGTTTTAAAAATAGCCTGGGTTTAACTACTGCGGAGGGTAAGTTTTTCTGTGATTTGTATGGGGAGGCGGTGGATACTTCTGCCTGTGCGGTCTGTAAGTTAAAGCCGGACAACCCTTATATTCTTTGCAGCAGGCGGGAATTACCCAGGCATTAATTTGTCTGGTATTTTTTTTATTATTTTTTTATAAAGGTTATACCGTAACCTTTATATAGTCCAGAGGATAATGTATAATTAACTAACATAACTTGCAGAGGCACAAACCATGAAAAAAACTATGAATTTATTTAAAACCGCAACCGCAACCGAAACCGCAGAATTATACCGCTTAACCAGGGAAACCCTGGCGGAAATGTGGACTGGGCACATGATGACCCGACAACATATAGAAGGGGAAATTGCATGCCTGCGCAGGCATGATTACACAGAACTCGCTGACCTATGGGAAAGCAAATTAAACGCAAACCCCGCAGAGGAAATTGATTTGGTGGAATTATGCGACCATAACAATGAAATAATCGCGGAAGTAGTGGACTTGGCTTATTATACCAGTCTGGAAATTTAAATTATAATTTTCATTATTTTTTTAAAAGGAGGCATTTAATATGGTTTTAAGTTATGCGCAAGGCGTTATAAACAGGCAGAAAAAGGAAATTGAGGCTTTAAAGAATATTATATTTGAACTTACCAAGGAATTTAAGGCGGGGGAAGAGTTTTATTTATGCCTGGCCTGTGGGAAACCTGTATATTTAAGCACAGTTATAGGCGGTTTATGTAACCCCGGCTTTGGCGGTGATGAAGAATGGGTTATTGCCTGCCCGCATTGCGAAAGTACAATTGAGGATAGTACAATTTATTAATCCCCTTATTTTTTAGAGGTTATACCGTAACCTTTATATAGTCCGGGGTATAATGTATAATTAACTAACATTACTTGCAGAGGCACAAAACATGAAAACCAATATAAAAAACAACACATTAGAAACCGAATTTGAATATTTAATAGTAAGCGAATGCATGACTGGGGAAATAACCTGCGACGCATGCGAAAAAACCTTAACACCTGGGCAGAAATTTGTAACAATAACCCAACACAGGGACACCGGAAACCCAGAAATAGGCCCAGTGGCCCCCATTATAACCCACGAATGCGAACAATGCTATGAGGAATTTAAAACCTTATAAATTATTTATATTTTTTAATAGGAGGCAAATAATATGAAAATAAACGCAAATGAAACTTTTGAAAAGGCTTTTAATGGGGAACCGAACTTTGTAACCCCTGATGTAGTGGAACGCAGCACCCTTATGACTGTTAAAAAACAGGGAAAACCTGCAACCATAGTCTATGAAATAAGCAAAGGCAGCATCTTTACAGTCAAGCCCGTGTATGGCGTAACTTTGTTATTAGTAACCCACGAAGACCGCAGGATAATTAAAATGACAGACGCAGAAGTTAATAAAGCCGTGGAAAGCCTGCAAGATGCGAGGAATTACCTGGCACAGATTAAAAGAGGCGCGGTTAAAGTCCCAGGTGTAGAATTATATATTTAAATTATTTATTTAATATTTTTTTAGTAGGAGGCAAATAATATGAACCCAGGAAATGAATTAAGTAACTGCATTGAATGTGTACAGGCGGAGAACATGGAAAACAGGCTGCGGAACTATGCCCAGGTTAAAGCGGTGAGTATTGGTGCTGCGGTGGTTTTATTGTTTAAAGCAGAAGGGGCAAACCCCACAGAACATGATTTGGATAACTTTTTCAGCGCGGTGGGTGTTTAAAAATGCCCTCTGTGTCCTTAATTAAGGCTGCGCATAAATATAAAAAAGAGGTCGCAACCATGCAAATAAATGATATGTTAACCCAGTTAAAAGAAAACCCCGCGGGCAATATGTTAATTGATAGGTTTAAAGTACATGAACCAAGCCTGGAAACCTATGTAGTATATGAAATATTATCCCGCAAGGAAATAATAAATGTGCAAACAACCCGAAAAACAGTAACAGAACCGGAACTAACAGGCAAACCCGACGGATTTTATCATTATAAAGTTATGGCGGGTTTAGAAGAGCGCCTTAAAACTATTACAGTAGAAGGGGGGCGGGTTTTTAACCCGACCCTTTAAATTTATTTATATTATTTGGAGTGTGTTATTATGACAAAAGATATGCAAGAGCAAGACTGGGTGGAATTAATACCAGAAAACCAAGTCTGGAAACCGGAAGAAATAGGCGCGGAAATCATTGGAATTTATGTTAAAAAGGAGGAAAAGGTAGGCGCATACGAAAAAACGCGATATACTTTGGAAACCAAAGAAGGGGATAGGCAAGTGTACGCAACCACAGACATTCAACAGAAAATGGCAATGGCTGACCTGGGCGACTGCATTAAAATTATATTAAAGAAAACTATCCCGCAGAAAGCACCGCGCAGCCCTTTTAAAATGTTCCAGGTGTTCCACAAACCAGGCAAAGCGGTTAATAAAGCGGAGGGTAATGATAAAGCGGAGGGGCAGGCATCTAATATGGCTGATGAGGACGACCCAGAAGCACGGGAAACCATTAATTTAATATTAAAAGAACTGCAAGGCAAACCCACCGCGGGCAGAGTGGTTAATTATGCGCTTAAAGTTAAAAAGGACTGGGAACTTACTGATGAAGATATTACCAGGATAAAGGTGCAAGCGGTTAAAATGGTAGATACTAAATAATTATTATTTAAAATACCAGGGAGGGGCATTAATATTATGCCTCCCTTATTACCTGGGAAACTTAACCCAGACAGACTATATAATTCAATAAATAAATAAATAGAAAAGAGGATTTTATTATGAGCAGAGAAAAAAGATTATTTAAACGCAGCGTAGATTTCCGCCCAGACCAAATTGAAATAATACAGCATCTTGCAGAAGACGACAACCGCAGCACAAATTACATTATAAGAAAGGCATTAAACCAGTATATTTTATTAAACCACCCTGATTTATTACCGGAAGACCTGGGGGAAGAGGAACCGGAATTGAAGCACATGGAAAAATTAATTAAGAAATTTATTAAGGCAAATTACCAGGATTTAATAAAAGAAGAAGCAGAAAAACAGACTATGAAAGAATAAACCCCTTATATTTATTTTTAACAGAGGATTGGCAGAAGGGTTCTTTTAACCCACTAAGACATATTAATTTATTAATTTATTTAAAAAAAAATAGTCCGGTTGTTTGTGCTTTTGAGATGGAGAATTTTTTTTATGTATATCTTAGAGGGTTTAATGCAATTCCCCTCCTTGCCAAATATTACTATGCCTTACTTCTTATATAAATTATTAAGTTTTCTTATATTGGAGGATTTTTATGCAGTTAGAATTATTATTCATCATTGCGACGGTCTTAACCCCTCTGGGCGCGGTTTTAAACGCTTTAAATATTAAAGTAAGTTTTATATTATGGAGCGTGGCAAATATTATTTTATTAGTCCAAACCTCTTTTCTTGGTGTTTGGAACTTGCAGGTACTTTATTTATTTTTATTATTAACTTCTATATTAGGGTGGGTTAACAGGAACGGCGCGGTTACTGTTAAATTTAATTCATTTAAACAATATTTAAAAACCCGCTTTCCTATAAAGCACAGATTAAGTATATAATCCTTTATTTCAAATTAAATAATTGAAGTTAGGATATATATTTGTTTGTTTGTGCAAACAGCGAGAAAAAAATAAGATTATATGAGGTGGATTTTTAAATGGAGAATGCAAATAGTGTCCGCGGCGGAACAAAGCAAGCGGAACAAATAGAAAATAAATTTGAAGAGGATAAATTCTGTTATTGGTGCGGGAAACCACTTAAAACATTAAAATCTCCAAATCAAAGATACTGCGACCCAGAGGACACAGACTGCCAAAAACTGGCATATAATGAGAAAGCAAGGCTGCGCATGGTTAATTATCGCAAGCGGTGGAAAGCATATAACCTTAATAATAGGCCAGGGACAACGACATTAGGATTAAACATTGCCACAGATAAAGAGGGGAACCCTGATTTTGAAAAAGAAATGCGCATAATAAACAGGGAACACCGGAGATATTTAAGCAGAACTAAGAATTATATTACTAATAAAGGCGCAGCCTTATTTGCATTTAATTGGACTGCATTAGATGAGTTTTTAGTTATAGATGCGCCTGCAATAGCGGGTCTTTTGTTGATTGGTATTGGTCTTTTTTTAATATTTAACCAGGATTTTATTCTGGATTACCTGTCAAATTAGTAACTACTATTATATGAAGGGGAAATTTTACTTTCCCCTTAATATGATTAATTTGGTTTAAGGAATTACTAAATAAGAAAAAATATTATATTTAATATTCTCAATTTGGTTGTGCTTTTGAGATGGGTGTTAAATGTTGTTTAAATGTGAAGAATGCAATTCCCCTCATTTAATTAAAGATAAACGGGATATTTATTGCAAGGCCTGCGGCGCGGTTGCTGCGACATATTTGCCTTTGCAAGTGTCCGGTGTTAAAATTAAAGTAGAGGAAATCTTATTTAGTAATCCCTTGCCTACTACTGTATAATATTTTAATAGTAAAAGGCTCTCCACCTAATGGGCATGAATGGTTTAAAAGGATTTAATAAAGTAATTTTTTCTTGACCTCCTTTATTATTTTATTATTTTTTTAGTATAACCTGTTCCCCAGGTGCAGAGGGATAATTATATTACCATATTTTAAAAATTAACCACCAATAATTTAAGATATGATGCGGGAACAACCCTGCCCAGGGAGGGGACTATTTGCAGGGAACTGTGATTTTTATTTAATTAAAAAAGGTTTTAATTCAAAAAAAATATTCACCTCCTAACAATTTTTTTCTCCAGATTAGAGCAACAGGTTTTTATTTAAATAAATGTGTTCTGTTTGCTGCAAATAAATGCCCAGGCGGTGGAGGGTCTTTTACTATTAAAATATTATTTCTTTTTTTTTTTTTTATTCTTATTTTTTTATTTTATTAAAATATTTGTTTGTGTTAAAAAAACGATGGAAAGTGATTAAGAAAATGATTTGGATATTATTGGCAGTTTTATGCGGGGTTCTTTGTAGAATTATTTTAATGGAAGAGTATCTAATTCTCCCGACCTGGGAAAATAAAACGCTTAAATTGAACACATTGGGGACAATTATTATCGGTGTTGTCGCAGTGGTTGTTATTATGGAAGCCTCCCCAGACCAAATAACTACTCCTCTTCAAGGATTTGTATTTGCCTATATTGCCCCGTATGCAATCGATAAATTAAACAAAGTTATGGACAGCGAACAGTAGGCGAGGGGTTATAAATGTTAAAAGAGGACGAATGCTATAAAAACCATAACGGCGGGTCTGGGGGAACTGTTCCCTGTGATAGACTGGTTTATATGGAGCGCAGTTTTAAACGGTTTCAAACCCAGTACAAACAGGATAATGAAAAAGCCCAGAAAGCCTTAGAAATGAGGGACGATAAGATATATCTTGCCTTTGAGGAAACAAAGGGATTAATAAACCAGGTTTTAATAGGGCTGCAATGCCAGGAAGTAACAACCGAAAACCATAAAGAAGACATAACAGAAGTGAAGGGTAATGATAAAGATATGGATACGCGCTTGCGACTACTGGAAACATTAGTATCTCGGCTTTCCATAGTTAATATAATAGTTCTCGCATTATTAACCTCCTTTTTAAGTATAAGCACATTTATAGTGATTAAACAATTAGGCGGGTGATTTAAAGTGTCCTGTTCTATTAATACAAATAAGAATTTTTTAATCTGCGAATGTGCTTGCGGAACAGAATTTGTTTTAAAATCTGTATCTAAGACAGGGGATTATATGATAAAACATTATGGGGAAATTGATAAAGTAACGGGCAGATGCATAGAGATGTCCTGTCCGCTATGCAGGAATGCAGTTAGTATAAAAGAATAAAAAGTATTTAAAGGAGGCCTTTTTTTTATGGTAGAGTTTATCAGTATAGATGATATTAAACCGCACCCAAACAACCCAAAGAAGCACCCACCGGAACAATTAGACATGATTGCAGAGGTAATTAAGGCCGTAGGGTGGGGCAGGGCTGCGCTATTAAGTAAAGATAATTACACATTAGCGGGGCATGGTGCAATAAAGGCAGCAGTTACAAGATTAGGATATAAAGAAATACCGTGTACAAGAAGCCCTCATATGCATGATACACCGGAAGCCTTGCAGATAATGTTAGCAGATAACAAATTAGGGGAATATAACCAATGGGATTTCCCTCAATTAGAAGTTATCTTCACAGAATTACAAACAAAGGATATTAACCTGGAATTGACTGGGTTTAAAATTGCAGAAATAGACAGTTTATTATTAAACAATGACTTTGAAGGGGAGGTTAATCTTGAAGAAGGGGAAAATATACCAGAAAAACCACCTAAAAAGCCAAAAGAAGTCGTCTGCCCAGAGTGTGGTGAGGAATTTGAAATTGAATAACCCCGCTTTATTAAAACCAGATTTAAATCTAATAGTTAAAACCCATTTTGACGCAGCACATTATTTAAATAATTATAATGGAGAATGCAGTCATTTGCACGGGCACAGATGGAATATAGATGTGTATATTAAAACAAACCCAGGGGAAACTATTGAATATGATTTTAAGGATATTAAAAAACTTATTAATAACGCATTACCCGACCACAGATGTTTAAATAAATTATATGATTTTAACCCTACTGCGGAAAATCTTGCGGTGCATCTTAAACATGAACTATGCAAGGACTTGCCAGTAACCAAATTAATTATTTGGGAAACCCCAGAATGCGGGGTGCAATATTGAAATTAAATAATATTTTTTATAGTTTTGAAGGCGAAGGCAGGTGGCAAGGATACCCTACTATTTTTATAAGGCTTGCAGGTTGTAACATTGCCTGTGCCTGGTGCGATACAGACCATAGTATGCGCTGCAATAAAACACCGCAAGAAATAATGGATAAAATAAGAGATTATCCTGCAAGCATTGTTAAGATAACAGGCGGGGAACCCTTACTGCAAAGTAAAGAACTTGAAGAACTGGTTATATTATTAAAAGATTTAAAGTACCTGGTAAGCCTGGAAACCAATGGGACAATATTTAATGAGGCCATATTTGGAATGGTTGACCTTATTTGTATGGATATTAAAACCCCTGGGAGCAGGGAGAAAAGCCTTAGCGATGTAATAACCCAGACAGACGCAGAGTTCCCAGATAAAACAGAGTTTAAAATGGTTATAAGCAACGGGAAAGACCTGGATTTTATAAGCAATAACTTTTTAGTAGATAGCCGTATTGTAATAACGCCTGTAACAGGGCCTGGTTTCCCGGATAAGGCTTTATTAGAAAGGATTTTATATGAATTCCCAGACTGTCGCCTGGGTGTGAGATTGCATGTAATTATGCAGGTGGATTAATATTTATGCCTCATTTTACAGTGGCGGGTTCTGCAACCTATTGCAATGTTTATCTTAAAGGAGTGGATAGTATGCCTCATTATGGTGTTGTAAGTTTAAATAAATCCCATAATCTTTATTTAAGCAATAGTAAGGGTTATGATGTTGAAGAAAAGAATGCAGAGAAGGTTAAAAGATTAGTAGAGGATTTAACTAATACTTCTCACCTGTTTAGTTTCGCCTATAAAGATATGTATGAAGCATTTAATCCCAGATTAGCAGCGGAAAACATAATAATTGACAGTGGCGGTTACAGTATTGACACATTGGGCTTAGATTTAAATATAAATGATTATATGACTTTTTTAAAGAGCGCAAGATATAGATATGCGTTTAACTTTGATAAAATAAGGAACCCAGAAGAAACATATCAAAACCAGAAAATAATAGAAGACCATGGCCTGGAAGTTATACCTGTTTTCCACCTGGGCAGCCCTTATAAATGGCTAAAAAAGTATATAGACGAGGGTTATGATTATATTTCCCTGGGTGGAATGGTTGGAAAGCATAATAAAATAAGAGAACAGTTTTTAAAAAAATGTTTTATACTGGGTAAGAAAGAAGGTATTAAATTTCATGGCCTGGGTGTATCTCATAAATACTGTGCAAAGTATCCTCTGTTTAGTATAGATAATAGTAATCATATTCTGGTTAGAAGAACAGGCAGTATTAAGATAAATGGCAATGCGCTTAAAATACCAAGAGTTAAGGGAGAAAAACCAGAAGCAAGAACTTGGAATGATGCAAAGCCTGTTCTTATACAGTTAATGAACAATATAAATGATTATAAAGACGCGGTTAAAAATAACTGGCGACAGTACCATAATTACTTTAAAGGAAATCTAACTTATGAGGAGGTTATAAATTGAAAACGGTTTTATTATTGTCTGGGGGAATGGATAGTACAACCTTATTATATTATTTGCTAAATAAAGGGCATGAGGTTTATTGTTTAAGTTTTGACTATAATCAAAAGCATAAAAAAGAATTACTTGCTGCCCAGGAAATAACCAGGTTAACAAATACTCCGCATAAGGTTGTAGATATAACAGGCATACACGAATTGATAAATGAAAGTAGTTTAACCAGTAACAAACCAGTTCCAAAGGGTCATTATGAAGATAAAAGCATGCAAAGCACAGTAGTCCCAAATAGAAATATGATACTGTTAAGCCTGGCAATAGCCTATGCGGTTAATATAGGAGCGGATAAAGTGGCGTATGCTGCGCACAGCGGCGACCATGCAATTTATCCAGATTGCCGTCCAGAATTCTTTTTTAAAATGAATGAAGTAAGTAAAATATCTAATTATAACTCTGTTCAAGTTATTGCCCCATTCTTAAAAATAGATAAAATAGCAATTGCAGAGATTGGTTTAAGATTACAAGTCCCATTTAATAAGACATGGACTTGCTACGAAGGCAAAGATAAACCATGCGGGAAATGCGGAGCCTGCACAGAAAGAAAAGAAGCATTAAAAACAGCAGAGGGCCATATATGAAAATAAACAGAATTGAACAGGGAATAACATTAATTTTAAATGAAATAGAACCTGGGTGGCAAGATGACCCGCATTTAATGGAAACCCCAGGCCGCGCAGCAAAGGGGTTAATGGAAGTCTTGCAAGGGTATAAAATAAACCCGGAAACCCTACTTAAAACCTTTGAAGAAAAGGACTATGACCAAATGATTACCATAGGCCCTATTAAATCTTATAGCCTATGCGCGCATCACTTATTACCCTTTAATATGGAGGTTTATATTGGTTATATACCAGACGGCAAGATTGCAGGGATAAGTAAGTTCGTAAGAATAACCCAGGCAATAACGCAGCGCCTGCAATTACAGGAAAAAATAACAGAAGACATTGCAGAAGTAATTGATAAGACATTAAAACCCCGCGGGGTTATAGTGGTTATTAAGAACAGCAGGCATTATTGCATGGCTATGCGCGGGGTTAAGAATGACACCGCTGCGGTTTCAACAAGCGCGATTAAAGGAGTATTTAATAAAAGCAAAGCCAGGGCAGAGTTTTATAACATTATAAATAAGTAAAATTAGAGAAAAAAAGGGATAAATAATATTTATCTGTGCTTTGCCAGGTCATGGCCTGTGCGGGCAGGGCAATTTGTGCAATCCAGGCAGTAATCTTTGCGCGGGTGGTTGCAGACCTGGTTTAATACCCATTGTTCATAGTCTTGGTTTAATGTGTTGTTATTTTCGGTTTTCATGGTTTGTGCCTCTTTGCAATGTATGTTAGTTAATTATACATTATCCCCTGGACTATATAAAGGTTACTATCTAACCTTATTTTATAAAGTATTACTAATTCTAATTAAACCCCGTGATTTAGGCAATATTTAACAGAATTAATATAAAAAAATAATAACTTAATAACAAATTAACAAAGGAGGGAAGGCATAAAATGGCACGAAAAACCAAATTAACAGACGAATTAGAAGAAAAACTCTGCGAATACATTATGGCAGGGAATTATGCCAATACAGCGGCATCTATGGTGGGGATAGACGAAAGCACCTATTACAGATGGATAAGAAAAGGCGAGGCTGCAAAGTCTGGGAGATATTACCAGTTTAACCAGTCTATAAAAAAGGCGGAAAAGTTTGCAGAAGCATATCATATTCAAAACATTAGGAAAGCGGGAGGCGCGGGAGCGTGGACTGCCTCTGCCTGGTGGTTGGAACGCAAATATCCGCAAAGGTGGGGAAAACAAGAAAGGGTGGAATTAAATCATTCTGGGAACTTAAACCAGGATATAAAAGCCACTATAACCACAGACGAATATCTGCGTAAGAAAAGACAAAAGATTGATGAAATACTATCCCAGGACGACCCAGTATATAATGAGGAAACCCCTGCAAATAACCCAGACCCAGACCATAATAAAGATTAAGAGGGGCAGCCTATGCAGGTAGAAAGTATCCCATTGAACCAAGTAACAGACAGGGACAAAGACCTTTTAACTACTACTATTCTTGACAACCCTTATATTCCCTTTAAACCGTATCCAAGACAGTATTATCCTATAATTGAAACAAATAAGGCATTAGTGGATAATGAACCAAATACAGCCCTCGTCGGTGCGGGTGGATATGGTGGGAAAACTTATTTGGGAAGTATGCTTGCAGCGCAGTTCTTAGAATACCCAGAATACCAGGCCCTGGTAACACGGAAAAACCGTAAAGAACTGATAGGCCCCGACAGTATTTGGAACAACCTCTACGAATGGGCTTGCGACAGAAACCGCCTGGGGGATTTAGCCTGTGAACGGAATAAAAGCGAATTAACCATAACAGCACCAAGCGGAGCGACAATATGGTTTAAATACTTTGACCACGAGGAAACAAGGCAGAAAATAAAGAGCGAAAGTTATAGTAAAATAATACATGATGAGGCAAGCGAACTTAAACCACGGGTTCTAAAATTTTTTTATAGAAGCCTAAGAAACGCATTATCTGTCCGGATACCTCTTGCAATGGTTAATTTAAGCAACCCAGGAGGCCCAAGTACAGATTATCTCTGCGAGGAATATGTGGACGGGCAATTTCCTTATTTCCCCCTGGATTGGAGAAATAACCCATACATTAACCAGGTGCTTTATAGTAAAACATTGGATAAATTGGATTATATTGACATACAATACCAGAAATTCGGGAACTGGTATTATAGGCCTGCCAAAGGGGATTTATTACCTGAAAGTATGCTGCGGGATAGTTTAATTGATAAATTGCCTCCTGTGCAAATAGTCCGCAAGTTAAGGGGAATTGACTTTGCCGCTTCTAAAAAAGGGGATAGGGCTGCCTTTGTCCTGTGGTGGGGAGATAACAGGAACCATAAATATATGAAAAATTGTACTATTGATGAAACAGGATACCCAGAGGACACCTTAATTAATTTGGTAGAAGCAGATAACCCAAATTGGAATAATGGGATATTCACCACAGATTATTATTATGAAAAAGAGGGTGGCAGTTCTGGGACAATGGCAGAAAGATATATAGAGGAATTATTGGAGGATTACATTGAAAAGGGGTTATTTATAGACAGCGTCCCCTCTGTAAGTAACAAATTCACAAGAGCGCGGCCAATGGCAAGAGCCTGGAAACAGGGGCAGATAAGCATATTGCCAGGGGACGGGGTTGAGGATTTAATAGACGAATTAGGGGATTTTGGCCCAGACGATAAAGAATATGATTATGATGATATAACAGACGCAAGCGCTATCGGCTTCAATGCTTTCCACCTGGGAGGTAATCCATTAACGCAGTCTAATAAACGCTATGATTTAGCAACCCCTTCCGCAAAGAAAAGATACAGGGGAAAGAAAGTAGGTTGGAGAAGTTTATTATGAAAATTAAAACAAGAATATTAAACGCTGCAAGCGCAGCAAACACCGCAATATTTAAAAGAGCCTCCCGACACCCAGGCCGTAATAACAAAGATAAACTCTTTGATGAAATGTACGATATGGATTATGTTAAGGGCAGGGGTTACAAAGAATACCGCCGCATGATGAAAGACCCGCAGATAAAAGTAGGGGTAAGCATCATTAAACTGTTCCTGGCAAGTAGAGAATTAAAAATAACAAGCGCAAGCGATGCACCAGAAGACATTGCAGCGGCGCAGTTTGTAGAGGACAACATAAGCGACCTTTCAACCAGTATGCGCAAAGTAAGAAAAAATCTATATACTGCGCTGCCTTATGGGTTTAGCGCCTGCGAAGTAGTATATAAAATAGGCACAGACGGCCTTATAAGGATAAAAGGATTTTACAGTATCCACAGGAAAACCTTAGAACACCCAGAGAGATTTGAATATAATGATTATGGGGACTTAATAAACATAATACAAGATGTAGATGGAGAGAAAATACCAATACCTATTGATAAGGTGTTATTATACAGTTTTGACGAGGAATTTGACGAACCCGAAGGAAACAGTATATTAGAAGAGATTTATGATAACTTTTTTATTAAAAGCAAGATATTTAAATGGCTTGCAATATTCTTACAGAAAAACGAGAACCCGACCACTATTGGGAAAAGTAGCAATGCGAAATATGCTAAAAAAATGAATAAGCAATTAGAAGAAATAAGCGAAGGCCGAACCCAGATGACAATAGGCAAGGACGACGATGTCTTTGTACTGGAAAGCGCGCACAGGGGAGAAGGCTTTTTTAAAGCCATAGGTTTACATGATAATGTTATTTTCCGCCGCTTATTCCTGGGAACCCTGCTATTCGGGCAAGACGCAACCTCTGGGAGTTATGCGCAAAGCCAAACGCAGTTTGATGTAACAAAGATGCTTCTGGACGGTGTGCATGAAGAAATAGCAGAACCACTGGAAAAACACTTTGCCCGCCTGGTTAATATGAATTACAGCGCAGCGCAGCCTCCTAAGATTGGTTTTGAGAAATTTGAGAATAAAGACATAATAAGCCTTTTAAACGCGCTTAAACCTTACACAGATAATATGACTATTGATGCGGACAGCGCATGGTTCCGTGAATTAGTGGCTGCCGCGGTTAAGGAATTATCCGGGGTAATTGTAGATAAAGAGAATATAAGTGGGTATAATATGGAGGAGAACCCAGAAAACCCCGGCAGTATTGCCGGAGATGAAGATACGCAATTGGAAGCGCAATTAAATGCCCTGTTCCCATAAGTGGAGGCTATTAAATGGGAAGGCAAGATGCAATAAACAGGGCAAGACAAATAAGGGCAATGACAGGCCTAAAAAAACAGACAAAGATTAATGAAATCCGCTTTAATAAATTAATGAAAGATATAAATGCAGATGTTACCAGGGCAACACAGAACAGCAAAACATTAAACCAGTGGATAACAAAGATGGGCGGAAATGCCACTAAAAATATTTTTATAGAAGGCCCGCGCACAGTAGAGGTTCAAACCATATTAGACGGGATAGTTAAAGGCGCAGACTATGCTACTTTGCCACGGGGTGGGACTTTGGAACTGGTTAAAGGGGTTATAAGTGAGAACACCATGCATTATGTTGCAAGAATGGGTGATGACCTTAAAATAGATTTAAGAAAAATTGCTTTGGACGGTTATAATGCGCAGTTAACCCCGCGGGAGGTTGCAAAGCAGATGTCCCAGAAAATCTCTGGAATGACTGAAACCAGGGCAAAGGTTATTGCAAGAACGGAAACTATGCGGGCAAGCAACCTTTCTAATTATACCCAGGCAAAGTTAAACCTGGGAGCGCAAAGTTTTGTAGTATTAACCGACCCTAATTGCTGCCCGCATTGTAGAGAAGTTTATGATAACGGTAACATAGTCTTTGATATAAGCGATAGCCACATGTTACCTCCTTTTCACCCTAATTGCAGGTGCGTCGCAGTATATTCAACGAAAACCCCGGAGGAATACCTTGCAAGTCTTTTGTGATAAATGCGGGACAAGATTGCCCAGGGGATACTGGCCTGCTATTAGTACAGATTATTCTGGTGCTGCGCGGGTGTTAACAGTAACAAAGGCAATTAATAAAAGGTGTTGGCATTGCGGCAAACCGCAAAGAGTAACCTGCGCAGAGGTTATTAGCAGAGCCAGGGTCTTAGAAGACGGGACGATAGAGATAATTAAAGAGAACCCAGAGGAATTAAAAGAATGAAAATTAATAAACCATGGGCAGGCCTGTTATGGGGATTATATACGGCAGCCTTTTTTATTATATTACTTGCAGCACCAGACCCTTATATGATGCTTGGATTGCTGATAGGAGTATTTATAGGCATAGATTTAGAAATATTAGATAATTTAAGCAGGAGATGAGAAGAATATGGCAATTATAACATGCAAAAATTTCGGGTTCTGGTCTAATGTGAACACCTGGGAGGGAGGGGTAATCCCTGGAAATGGAGATACAGTCATAATCCCTGAGGCTTATATTGTTACAGTAGATATAGACCAATCTGGGGTGGCTAATGGCCTCAATGGGATAGATATAAACGGGCAATTAAATTTTAAAAAAGATGTCAATACCTGTATTAAAATGAATGGGGACATTACAGGAACAGGGAAATTAAACCTGGGACAGAACAGAGGATTTATAGGTAATTTTGAATTAGTACCTGGGAAATCAAATACTTATGTAGTAGGAACAGGAACGGTTTATTATGCAACAATTGTTGAAGATTTGGAAGGCTTTAAGGTACTTAATAAAGCAAATAACATAAATGAAGTGGAGGATAACCCTAATAGTTTTTATATGGACAGGGAAACCAATAATTGTTATGTACATTATAAAGACGGAACAGACCCCACGAATAAAGTAAGTTATATTAATGAAATAGAAAGGCCTAATGCAGGGACGGAGAGCAGATGCACACTTATATTTAATGCTACTGGAAAAATTAATGTCCCCACTATAAGAGCGGCGGGTTGGTATAATGAAAAGGAATTTGCTCAAATAAGCGCAGACGCGGGAGTAAATGAGACAGAGATACCATTAAAAGAAGACTTGGACTTAAAAGCCGGAGATATAATATCTATTGGGACTGGAACAGTCTTTGGGGCAATGACTGAAACAAATAACGGTATATATACAGTCCAATCATATAATGCAGAAACAAAAACAATAACATTGACAAATGGCCTTCAAACAGCAAGATTAAAAGGCGATTATATAGGTATCGTTTCAAAGACCATTAAATTAATGAGAACCTCCGGAACAACCGCCTATTTATCCACAGGGATAGAGTATAATATCCATTTAGAAGGACTATGCATCGATAACGCAGCATTCGCAGGGTTTAATGAGAATACAGCCCCGCAAGAGAATTATGTTGCTAAACATTGCACAATAAGAAAAGGCAGAATAATGTTTATGAGGTGTGAAAATGTATTATTAGAAGACTGTATGACCTGTGAAACCGCCAACGCAGGAGCGGCACATAATGGGTCTGGGGTTTTAAAAAGATGCATAGGTTTCCAAGGAGGCCCATGCTACGGGGGCAGGTTTAAAATGATTGACTGTGTAACACAAAACACATGGAACCCTCCCGCAGTAGGCATTACAGAAAATATGACTGTTAAGAATTTAAATAGCATGGTACACCCATGCAATACGGTTTATATTAATTCAAGTATTGGAGGGGCGTTTACGCCTAATATGGGCGGGGTTATGAATTTTCCAAATATGGTATTTAATGATTGCAGCATTATAGACGAGCAAGGTATTAATGGTCTTAAAATGCATTGCCCTGCCAAATTCAATAATTGCTTATTTGAAGGACAGATAGAGAATATTTCTGGAAAAGACTATATTATAATTGAGTCTTTTAATCATAACCGGATACCTGGGGATTACCGGGCTTGGTGTAAAGGTGGACAGGTGGAAACTGTGCCTGGTGGCCTTAAATTTATCTGTGAAAGCGAGGACAGCCCAGTATTCAAAGATTACCCTATTTCTGCGCCTGCAAATAGGTTATTAAAGTTCCGCTGCAATGCAGTTAAAACTTTTAATAATGGAGAGGTTAAATTACAAGTTATTGACCCTTTTAATGACCCACTGGTTGATGATACGGCCTTACCACTTGCAGAGCAGACTATGCAGGAGATAACAGGCAAACCTATGAATATATTGGTGCGTTATAAATCTCCGGTGGCCCGGGAATTAATATTAAGGGTATTCTGCAAGAATGGGACTGGTGATGTGCTTATCCGCAATGTGTTATATAATGCGTCTGCGCGGAAAGGGATATAAAAAATATTAGTTTTAATTTATTGGCCTGGGGTGTTGGTTTAAATTAGTAACTACTATTATATGAAGGCAAATTTGTTACCCCCCTATTTGTCTTTTTTCTTATTTTTTAATTATTTAAAAGATATTTTTTTGATTTGTTTTTTTTATTTTAAAGAGGGTATTTGTATATGATTAAAAGTGGAATTATTTGGGCAGAGGGTGTTCATAAACTTTGGATTGATAATAAACCTGTTAAACTTAAAGTTACTACTGAAAGTTTGGCAAGAGATTATGCATTATTGAAAGCAAATCTCCCTATCCCGATAGGTATAGACCATATTAAAGACGAGGTTCTTGCCAGTAACCCTATATTGGCAAAGATGAACCTCTTAAATGTGGGAGAGATTAGAGAAGTTGAATTAAAAGCGGGTGCAATCCACATTAAACAGGCGGAGTTAACAAACCCGCAGATAAAAAGTTTATATGCTGCGGGTGAACTGGGCGCAGTAAGCATAGTATCAAATATTAAGCCCAGGCCCTGCCTTACTGGCGAAGTGGACTATATTGAAGAGTATAATACTATTAATAGAGTTGATTTCGTGGGCAAAGGCGGTTGCGAAACCTGTAAGGTGGACGCACCCATGATGTTAAATGCAAAGACTATTTTAAAAGGTGATATGATGGTAGATAAAACTGGAAAAGACAATAAACTTGAAGGCGGAGATGGTGACGAAGTTACTCTGGAAACCGTGGCTGAACAATTAACCGAAATGGCTAAAACAGTTAAAGACATATCGGATAGAGTAACAACCCTGGAAGACGGAGAAAAACAAGAAAAGGAGGGCGAAGACCCAGAAGAGGAGAAAGGAGTTGAAGCCTCTGCTGCGGACAGCGAAGCAATAAAAAGAATTAAAAAACTGGAAAAAGAATTAAAAGCCTCCAAAGCAGAAGCCGCGCATGCAGAAGCCGCAGGCATTGTTAACAAATATCTCAAAGAGGGGAAATTGTTTGCAAAGCAAGTAAAATCCCATGTAGCAATGGCAATGGCCACCCCAGAAGAATATAAAACCAGTATGGACGATGCCCCTGTGGTTGTAGATTTAAAGAAATTATCCCAGGCACAGGCAAACAACCCAGAAGATACAGAAGACCAATCATACGACGCTTATCTTAAAGCCACCGGGCAAGATAAGCAAGACAAATAAATAAAATTAAATTAAAATTAATATAAAACAGAGGATTTGGATATCATGGTAGAATTAAGAGAATTCGGCAAATTAGGCCCTCGTATAACCTTTGAAGCAGAAGAAGGCGACAGGACTATGGAAACCCTGGACGGCATAGGTGGGGAAACCACAGGCCCCGTATATAGTAATAAAATAATGCCGGGTAATTATGTGAAATTGATTGGAGATATGCGGGTGGAAAACTGCGATGCAGGAGATACTTTAATAATTGGGCAGGCAATCACCAAACCCACCCATAGGGGAATGCAGCCCACCGCTCCCGCCTTATCCGGAGATTATGAAAGACGGAAGTTAACTGTTGAAGTAGCGGCGGATAAAATAAGCATGGTTACATTAGAGCCTGCAAACGCAGAGATTGAGGCAGGGGATAGTTTAGTTCTGGGGGCAAATACTGCGCAGACCTGGGATAAATCTGTTGCTGCAACGAATGTAATTGCTTTGATAGGTGCAGATGCAAACACAGGCGCGAAAATACCTGTTGCCCTTGGATTTAAAGGTTAATTTATAGTTATTTATTAATTTATGCTTTTGAGATGTGAGAACAATGAGTAAACTTAAAGTTTTAAGCCCAGAATTCCTTTTAAGGAAACATAACATGGAATATTATTTAATGCAGAATATGGAACCATCATTGCCCTTTTTAGATGTGTTACCTGCCGCTCCCAATGATACCGGAGAGTTCCCTACTGTATTAAGACAACCAACAGCGGCACAAGACACCGCAGACGGGGTAATGGGTGAACCACTGGACACCGAAGAAGCCTCCGAGTTAACCGAGGTGGAGATAACCCCTCTAAACGCAGTATTAGGGAATACCAATGCCGCAGGATATAAATTTAGATACAGTGAAAAATTCCTTAACAGGAGCAGCGCAGGCGCAAGATTAACCCTCGCATTATCTAAGATAGGCGCAGGTATGGCAATGAAAATTAACCGGATTATATTAAATGGCCTGGTTAACGGTGCAGGCGCAACACCTCCACAAGATTTAAGTGATTGGAGAGTGGCAGCAGACCCACGGAGCGACAGCCTTAAAATGAGGTATGCAATGCGCAATCCCGCAGGGCTAAATGAACAAAGCCCCTTTCAATTAAATAAGGTATTCCTGGACGGTGCAAGATACCAAACTCTCGAAGACTACTATATGAGCATGGACTGGCCTTTTAACAGCGAAGAAATAAATGTTGACGGTACCAAATATTTCAATGTAGGCGATGCGTTTAATGAATTGCAAGGCATAGAATTCCTGGGAATGGATACCAGATTACCACCTGGTATTATAGAAAAGTATGTTAGTCCAGAATTTTCTACACTAAGAAAAGCAGAACTTGAAGGGCAACAGAAAAACCTTAATGTCCCAGATAGCCTTATCAACATAAACCATTTCACAGAGCCAGAATATCCTTATAATAAAGGTGTAGATATTTGGTGTGAACTTGGATACAGTAACCAGGAACCATTAGGTGCAATGGCCGGGGCTTTAACCAGATAAATAATAAACCCTGTTTATTATTATTTTTATTATTATTTTTTTAATAATTTGGAGATGTAATTTATGGCATTAGATGATATTGAACAAGAATTTTTCCCAAGTTATCCCAAGATGCGCAGGTATAAAGGAGGAATACAGAAGGCCTTATATGATGCGGTTAAATTAATGTATCGTGTCTTAGAAGAGCCTCCTTCTATTGTAGTAGTATTTAAAAGCGCGGAATTGACAGGAACAGGCGCAGAGGAAAGTATCCCTCATGATTTGGGTGTTGCCCCGTCTTTGGTCTTTGTTACCCCTACTAATGTAGTAGAGGCTGCGACCTTTGTTGAAGGAACGCATGGGTCTGCGAACCTTAAAGTGAATGCCACTCTCGGTGCGAAGTATAAAGTAATCGCAGTATCTATAAAACCCGCAGGTATCCCTGAAATGAGATAATAAAGGAGATTTAAATGGGACTAACAACAGACAACCCAGATTTAACGGGTTATTATGGCAGTTATGAGGGAGTTAAAGCCCGCTTGCAAGTAACCGGACAACCCCCAGAGGACGCATTAATGTTAGAGGCTCTTTCTGGGGCTAATGCCTGGGTAGATATTAACCTGGGAAAGCATGGGTTAACAGTACCTTCCCAAATACCTCCCGCAATAAAGCAAGCCGCGACCCACTATGCGACGGCAGAAGCATTACAACCCTTATTTAACTCTAATAGTGATGAGAATACAGGTGTTGACTTTTATATGGAACAGGCGCAGGCAATGTTAACCGCATATATAGACCAGGAACTTAAAAAGACCCAGGACGCGGAAGCCGACCCTTATATAGTAAGCCAAAGCCATAAAAGCACCAGATACTCTCTTGAAGAGATAATATTATAGTCCGGAGGGTTATATGTCCGGAGCGATACATATTGAGTTCTCCTCTTCATTACTTGCTGCGTTAGATAACAAAGTAAATGAATTACCTGGGCGTTTTCTTAACCTGGTTAATGAAAGCGCGCTTATAACGCAGCGCCAAGTAATAGAAGAATCTCCTTTTATAACGCATAATCTGCAAGGCGCGACCACGGTTGAACCCACCGCAGACTATGAAAGATTAATTTTCCCAGATTTAGGCAGGGCATCTTATGCGCTCTATGTTATACTGCAAGGTATTAAAAGGAATTACCCAGGGAACCCTTACTTTGACAGGGGAAAAGACAATGCAGAACCATTAATAAACCAGGAGGTAGAAGCATTTGAGCAATGGCTATCAAATATCGAGTGAATATGAGCGCATTAAAACCGCGAATACTAATTTAACGGATTTATTAACCTCTACTGGTTTATTTAACACGGTTTTAAGAGGTTTCCCAGAGGACTTAAATGTTTATAAAGGCGCAGTGGCAACCAGTTATGTTCAAGGCGCGGGTTTTAGGCAGACAATGGGTGAAGCAAACAGACCCGAAAAGTTAAACACATTAATAGGCATCATAGTTAAGGGAACAAAGACAGAAGCGCATGATTTAAGCCTGGATACCGCTTTAACAGTATTAAGTAACTTCCGCACAGAACCGGACTGGTTAACTTTAAAAGATGAAGTAAGGAACACCCAGGTTGCGGACTTTAAAATATACCCAGAAAAAACAAAGAAAGGACTATTAACTACTTCTATTATTCAATTAGAACATCACATATTATGGTAATTTAAGATTAAAGAGATATTAAGGGAGATAAAAAGTATGGCAGATAAAAGATATGTAGGAATTAAAGAAGAGGCGGAATTCGGGGAAGCACAAGACGCACCGATGACTTATGACATAGATGTCGCCGCAATGGGCTTAGATGTCCCAGACGACCCAAATATCCCTATCCCAACACTTAACAGGTTTCAAAAAGACCATATACCAGGATTTTATTCATTATCCGGGCCTATGGAATACCCAGTAGATATTAATACTATCGGGTGGTTTTTAAAGTGGGGCCTGGGTGGATATAAGTACACTGCGGGAACTGGGGAATTGCCTAATGTTCACGAGTTCTATGCAACACCAGATTATGAATTAAAGTCTTTTACAACCCGGACAGGGAAGGACACCTTTGAACATGTTATTAGTGGCTGCATAATTGATAAACTTAATATTAATGTAGAAGCAGACTTGGCTATTGCCAAATTGGATATGTTTGCGCAACAGGACACGAAAGCAGAATTAAGGACAGAACTAAATGAACCGGACAGTGAGTTGTTCCCTATGGCGTTTTATAATGTATCTACGCAATTAGACGGCGCAGATATAAGTCCAGATGTTAAATCATGGTCTTGGGAATATGGAAACGGTGTTAAAGTAGAAGACGGCAGAGGACAGGGCAGCAGGTTCCCTTACTATATTAAACCAGGCGCAGGCAGTTCAAGCCTGGGTATTAAAATGGAAGACGATTGCAAGGATAAATTAGAAGATTACTGGGGAGGCGAAAACGGCCCAAGTATTGACAAACATACACCATTCACTATTGCAAGCCTGTTTAATAGCGGGGTATTTGGAGAAATGGAAGTAGAATTCCCGAAATGTTACTATAAGAAAATCCCAACAGACATAAAAGGCGCAGACCCTCGTATCCCAGACATAAGCATAGGCGTAGAGGCTGCAAACCTATTATTAAATGATGGCACCACAGAAGTCATATCTCCTGTTTTAATTACCCTTAAAAACTTTGAACCGGAATACAAACTGTCGGCTTTTTAATTAAACAACCCACATTATTTTATTATATTTTTTTATTTATTAGGAGGAAAATATCATGGTTAACAATAACGCAGAAATATTAAAAGAAGTCATAAATGGAAACGCAGCGCAGGAATATGCATTTAATGGGTTAAAACAGCCATTTAAATTAAAACCCTTAACCAGTATGCAAATAGTGGAACTCCAAGGTATAGAAAAGAAGGGACAGAAAGGTACTATCCATATTAAGCAAGATGTAATTGACAAACATAAGCGCGGGAAAACCAAGGCTTTAAAAAATGAAGTTAACAAACAGATGCAGAACCTGGAAAGTGAAATTGATTATAGTTCCCTTAAAAGAAATATAGCAAATACCAAATACCGCGCCATTAGTTTAAGCGCAGAAATACCAGAGGCTATTGTCTGGGATTTGCCTGCGGAGTTAGTGGACGACATATTTGCCAAAGTAGTTGAAATCAGTAGTTTAACAAAGAAAGACCTGGATTTGCTTGCGGATTTTCGCCAAGAATAGCCAGGGACAGAGTATAATTAGATTGCAGGTGCATGGAATACCATTAGTTAAAACCCAGGCAGATTTAACAGAAAAACAAAGACTATTCTTAGAATATGGCCTGGTTAAATATGTTAATGATGAACGGAAATTTATGATTTCCTTAATGGGTGGAACTCCCGCAGAAGAAGCAAGCGGGGAAACTGTGCGGGAGAAAAGCCTGGAAAGGTTAAAAAACCCTGCGGATTTGCCCCCACCTAAGATTAAGAGATAAACCCTTTATTTGGTTTTATCTCTATTTTTTTTATATATTTTATTTTATTATTTTTATTTGCAAATTTAATTCTTATTAAATTTTATTTTAAGGGTGTTATGGATTATGAGTTTAACCGAAATAATAGTTAATCTAATAGATAATGTATCTTCCAACCTGGAAGGCATTGCTAATACTGCCCAAACCTCATTTGATAGTGTGGAAAACAGCGCAGGTGATGCGTCTTCCACTGTTGAAGGCATGGGTGGCGCAGCGGATACCTCTGCGGCAGCATTAGACAGTATAAGCGGGGAAGGGATAGAAGAAATATCAGGGGCAGCGGATACCAGTTCGTCAGCCCTGGAAACAGTTAGCAGTTCCGCAGAAAGCGCAGAGGGTTCAATAGACGGGATTTCTAATTCCGCCATAAGCGCAGGGGATAGTATAAACGGAGTGGGTAACGATGCAAGTAATGCAAGTAACAACCTGCAAGAATTAGGCAATTCTGGGGGAGAAGCAGGCGGCAACATAGAAGACGGGTTTATAGGTGCAACAATTGCTCTTGGTACTTTAACCGCAGGAATGGAAATTGCAGCACAGAATATAAATGATACCAGTATTGAAGTAGGCAGACTATCAACAGAGTCCGGTATGGCAGAACCTGCATTGAGGGATATGGTTGCGCATATAACCAACGCAACATTTCCCACAGACGAGGCCATACTATATACCAGGACTTTAAACCAAATGGGCGTTGAATCTAAGTTTTTCGCGAAAAGCGCAACCGACTTGGATATACTTAACGATGCGACGGGTGTTGGCGCAGATAATATAAATAAACTTACCAGTTCATTTAAAGTAATGGGTGTTGATTTAACCAATATCCCGTCTTCATATAATGCAATTGCTTATGCCCAGGCAAATGTAACGGGAGGCACAGAGGCATATATTGGGTGGATGACGAAATATGATGCTACTTTTAAGGAAATGGGGTTAAATATAGACCAGACTGCGGTAATAATAGCCGCTTCCACAAAGAAATTCGGGGGAGGTCGTGCTGCATACACTGGATTAAATGAAGCAATAAAAGACAGTAACGGAAACCTCGAAGAATTGGAGAAAACATTAGGCATGCAGCCTGGCAGCCTACAAAACGCAGAACAGGCGACGGCAGCCTATGCAGGTAAGATAAATGAAGCCGCAGCAGAAGAAGCGGAACATAAAACAGTTATAGACCAGGCAAGAGCCGCCTTAGACGATATTACTATGCAATATGGAGATACTCTAAGCATGGTTTCAAGCGTCGGCGGGGCAATGGCAGGTTTATCTACTATTGTCACAGGTCTTGCAAGTGCAAAGATATTATTGGCAGGTTCAACCGCAGGGGAAACCGGAGCAATGGTTGCAAATACCACCGCCACCAATGCGGGATTATTATCTAAAATTAAATCTAAAATTGCAAGCGGTGCAAATATCTTATTAAATTATGGGAGCGCGACATCTCTGTCCGTAGCAACAGGCGCAGCAATGGCACATGCAGGAGCAGTTAATACAGCCACCGCTGCCACGAATACGGGCTTTTTATCTAAATTAAAGGATAACGCGGCGACAGTGTTAGGAAGCGCAGTAACCGCGGTGAAAACAGGTGCCACTATGGCCGCGTCTGCTGCGCAATGGGCTTTAAATGCAGCAATGTCTGCAAACCCTATTGGAATTATAATAATTTTAATTCTTGCTCTCGTGGGTGTCCTTATTTATGTATGGCAGAATAATGAAGGGTTCCGGGAATCTATTATGGGTTTATGGGACGCGTTGGTTTCATTTCTTCAACCTGCAATAACGGCAATTCAAGAGGGTTGGAATAGGTTAATGGGCATAATATCTCCTTTATTGGCTGCATTAGGCAGGTTATGGGACGCAATTATGGTTGTTGCGGGTGCATGGCTTGATGATAAGTCCGCAGAAGCGGGGGATATTTGGACAACCTTACAGGGAGTATTCGCTGCCGTGGGAGATGTTTTAATCTGGGTAGGCAGCCTTATAATAGAACATTTCACGCCTGCATTTGAACAGTTATGGGAAATATTAAGCGTCGGTGCGGAAATAGCGGGCAGTCTATTCGGTGCGGTGTGGGAAACCATAATAGGCATACTTGGCGCAGTTATGGGTCATTTCACACGAGTAATAGATATAATTACCCAGTTAGTGGAAGGCAATATAACAGCAGGCGAGGCTCTTGGCCAAATCTGGGATAGCGTTAAATTAATGTTCGCGGAGATATTATTTGCTATTATTAAAAACCTGGGGAAATGGGCTGCGGACATGTGGAATAAGGCCGTGAATGCAGGGAAAGGATTTGTTAATAATTTAATTAACAATATTAAATCATTACCTGGGAAATTCTGGAACTGGTTGGTATCCACTGCAAACTATGTTCTAAACTTTGCACGAAGTATAAGGCAAAGAGCAATTGACGCAGGTATTAAATTCTTAGAAGGTCTTTTAAGCCAAATTAAACAGGCACCAGGCAAAGTTTATAATGAATTGCTTAAAATCGGTGGGAAAATAACAGAAATAGGAGGACAGTTATGGCAGAAAGCGCAGGGACTGGGTAAGAAAATATTAGACGGTTTCCTGGGAGCATTAGGAATTAAAAGCCCTGGTTTCATGTATTATAGGTTTACGGAGGAGGTTTCACGGTTAGAGGATACCTTACTGAATAATGGCGTGGGTGATGCAGCGGCACAGATGGGAGAGGGAATAAAAAATAACATAGGTAATCTTGAAATGTCTGCAAATATTAGCGCAGACACCCCGACCATAGACCCGAATTCTGCAACGGTTACTCAATTTTATGATACCGACGCATTGCAAGCCCAATCCAATACCACCCAGGGCATACTAACAACAGTGAGTTCATTCACAGATACCACTTTTAAGGGAATGGAAAAAACCATGACCTCCACTATAAGAACCATGGGCGAAGAAAACCGCAAAGGATACCAGGCAATTTCAACAGTTACCCGGACAACACTTGCAGCAATAAGAACCGGAACCACCAAAGAAATAAACACCGTAGAACGGTCATGGGACGGAATGAAAAGCGCGTTAATAGGCTCTGCAAAGACAATTGATAGCCAAGTAACCAGTAAAATAAGAAACTTATCCTCAAATATGGCTACTTTCTGGGGTCGTATAAGGAACCCTGCAAGGTTGTTAAGCAGTGGAGGCTATGCAGGCCCTTCCCCAGACATGCCTAATATCAATATAAGCGGAGGCGGTGGAGGCTATGCAGGCCCTTCCCCAGACACCCAGATATTAGAAGACATGCCCGAAGGTGCATGCAATGACCCTTATAATTGCTTTGCGGGGTGGGATTATGATGCGCCGTGGATTAAGCAAGCCATGGGTAAAGTTAATAACTGGATACCTCAATTTGAAGGCCTGGGTCAAACCCTTAAAGTGGGAGATTTCACTAACAGCACAATGCCTTTAAAGGCCAATGCGCAATGGTTTGCCAAGTGGATACAGGGAGTTATAGGAAAAACAAAGTACAAATTCTACTTTAATAGTGGATATGGAAGTCCTGCGGCAGCATTAAGAAATGGGAATTTTAATTGTTGGGACGGAATGCAAATTGTCCGGGGTCTTGCCTCTAAATTTGGATTATCAAACAGCATGCAAAGGGGCTTCTGGGGTTCAACGCGTCATGTATGGAGTAAAGTGGGAGGCATTGACATAGATACCACCGCTATCCAGGCAGGACATGGTTTAATGAGCCCAAGGGTAAGAAGCGCAGGCCCTGCGGATTTAATTGAAGCACCAGGCAGTAACACCAAAGAAATAAAAATATTGGAAGAAATGGACTTAAATCTTAATATAAACCTGGAAAACTTACCAGAAAATATTAACGAGGCAAGCCTGGTTGAATTACTTAAAAAAGTTATAACCGACAGCGAATTAATTAAAATCCTGGTTAAGGACAGAGGTTTCATGAACAGGTTAAATTTAGAGGTAGAAAGAATAAGTAAGCGGGAAGGCCGCGCAGTGGGAGGCATGGGTTAAAATGGAAGAGTTCAAAACAACACCAGACAGCGTTAAAATAGGCGGAAACATCATTGGTTTAGAATTAGGAGAATTAAATGATTTATCCGCTTTTAATAATAGCCAAGCGACGGTTATCTATGGAACACCCCGCACCATAGATGACAGAGAAATAATATTTGTGGAATTAAGTTATAACTCCGGAGGTTAAAAATAATGGCAACAGTTACAAGGTATCCCGGCACATGTGCCTTTGAAAGAGTGGAAACAAACACCTACGGAACTTTAACCGAAACCACCTGGGCAAATGTAAACAACCTTAAAGCAGACAATAACAATGATGCAAACAGTGTCAGTCTGGGCAGTAAAAGCGGAACAGTAAGCAAACCAGGCAGAATAAAAGTTACAAATTTCGGGTTTAGTTTTAAGGCTAATGCAAAAATTAATTCTGTTATTGCAGTATGGGAGGAATACCTAAGAAATCCCTCTGGTGGGACAACAGGTGTTCCCACTATCCCCTATAAAAATATTCTACTTTTTAATGCAAATAATGGAAGCAATACATCATATAAAAAACATTCAGCAAGTATTCCCACTTCCAGAACAGGGCGCAGCATAGGTTTTTATTTAAGCGAATACCCTAATATGAAGGCGGCAAATATTGCAAGTAGCGCTTTCGGGGTTTATTGGAACCCTGCCCGGAACACCGCCTCCAACCCTGGGACGGTTTATTTAGATTATATAAGGGTTACTGTTGATTATACAGACCCTACATATTCTTTGGCTGCGGATTTAACCCAGGGAAAAGTCGTAGGCGAGCAAGTAGTTTATACTTTAACCCTAAAAAATACTAATAATTGCCATGCAGGCGCAAGTATCCCAGTTACCCTCGGTTCATTGCCGTCTGGGTTAACCCTGGCAAGCCAAACAGGGAACGGGTCTTATTCAACCAGTACGGGGAAATGGACTGCGGTTTTAAATAGTAACCGTGAAGCGAAATTAACCTTAATTTTAAACACGACCACCGCAGGAAATAAAACAATAACTGCATCTGTGGACGGATTTGGAACTAATATAAGCAAATCAACAAATATATTAGCACCGTCTTATACTTTCCCAAGTATAGAAGAGCAAATAGTAACTCAGGGGCAGGATTTAACCTATAATATAACAGTTAATGTTAACACGACAGTTATAACAACCGCGAACATTAATATAAATATCCCTGCGGAGTTATCTTATAAATCCAGTTCTGGGAATGGCACATATAATGAAGGGACTGGTATCTGGGCAGCATCTTTTACAAATAAAACTGCGACCTTAACCCTGGTATTAACAGGAACAACACCCGGAGAAGTAACCCAGGCAATAACAGCCCCCACAGGAACAACAACCACTGTTCCAATAGTAATTCTTTCTGCAAGCGTTACAACCCCTTTTTATACAGATTATGCCTTACCGGAGGAGGTTTTAAATTACCTGCATGATGGTGAAACTTATACTTTAAGCGCTTATACTTATATCACAGATACTCAATTAAGCACAGTTTATCCTGGTCTTAAAAACCATAAAATCAGCATAATGAACGGGGGAGAGTTTTTAAGCACCAGGCCAAAAGAATTAGACACTGTGCAAAGGGTTAAAACTACTTTCATATATGATGCTGCGGAACCAATAAATTTAAGAATTTATGGGCAATATGTGGAAATTAGCCCCTCCACTTCTAAAATGGAATTTGGAGGCTTTGCCCTATTTTTAGGGAAAACCACAGATTATGAACTTCCTGCCCTGTTATTTGATAACCCCGCTTTATTATTAGAGAACACGGATTATGCAGAGGTTGTTATTAGTTCACAGCGCACAAGTACGCCTTTAATATTTGATAGTTTTAACTGGGCAGGGCATGAGGAAGACCCTGGGTTAATAATTAAAGGTCTTAAAATATCTGGGGACATAATAACCCCGGAAGAAATAGGCTTAACTGTTAATATAAGCAATGGGAATGACGAAACAGTTAAATCATTATTAATACCTGCCACGGACACAGAATTTAATATAGGCGGGTCGCGGGATAAGTGGGGATTATCTAAAATAAATTTAAAAGATTTGGTAATTGCTTTAAGTTTTAATAATATTAACCTGGGAGAAATAGGCCTTGCAGCAAAGAATTTAGAAATAACAATCTATTTCCAATATGATAAAACGCGGGGAAACCCTGGGTTAACTGTTAATGGAGGGCATAGTAGAGATTATGATTTATTTATTGCTCCGGGTTGGGAAAAACCAGAGGGTCTTGATTTAGATTTTAAAAGACTTAAACTGGAAAGAACAGACGGGGAATTAGTAACAAGCGCAACAGTAGGAAGCAAGTCATTTAAAATTAAATTTAACTTGGTTGCGGAAAACTTAGAACAGGCAAACACCTTATTAATGGAAGTAACCGAATGGCTATCTAATAAACGCGATACATGGCAAAGACCCATATATAACACATTAATATTTGACTGGGACACAGGCCGTGAATATAATGTTGTTCTGGACGGTGCAATTGACAATGACTTTGACACGGGCAAGTTTGAATGTACTGCGAATTTCTTATTGCCGGAAGGTGTGGGTTGGAAACCTCTTAAAACCACCGGAGCGGTTGACAGGAACGAAGGCCTTATAAGGATAGAGCCTATTATCCAAGTATTATGCACAGGGGAAAGCCATATAGTAATAAATGATACTGTAAGCGGGCAGTTCATGATTATAAACCACGAATTCGACGAAGGAACCATATTAACCATTGATGCCAGTAAAAGAACCATTAAGGACGAGGCGGGGGGGGATTATGCGGATAAAATAGGCTTAACCAGTTACTGGTTTAGAATACGAGAGTATTATGATTTTTCCCAATGCAGCGGAGGAATAGTTCAAAAAGTAATGTATCGGGAGGCGGTTTAAATAACTTACAATGACACAGGCCTCCAAATAATTATTTTAAGCCCAGACGAGAAGGTTCTGGGCTTTTTAAATCCTAATTATGTAGAAGTAACCGAGATTAATAAGTATGTAGGTATTAAAGAATTAAAATTAACCCACCCACAGAACGACCAGGGGATATATGAATATGAAACCCTGTTAAAGCATGGGAATAAAATTTGGTGCAATAATACAGGCGACGGGGGAGCAGGTTTATACATTATAAACACAGAAAAAACCCAAGATTTGATTGATATAGAATTAACAGCAGAAGAAGTTATAGTTGAATTAAACAACACCCCACCCGTGGAAAGCGCAACAGCCTCCCCTATAACAATTAATAAAACATTATTGGAAACCTGGTTTAATGATTATTATACCATAGGCGAATATGAAACCCCTCTTATAAAAAGTACAATAACTTTTACTGGGACGCTTACATTAATGGCCTTGCTGCGTTTAATTGAAGAGGAAACTGGAAATGTGTTTATAACACGATACGAAGAAGACCCCGCAGACAACACCATTAATAGATATATGGACTTTAAACAGGAAATAGGCGTAACCCACCCCACCCCGATAGAAATAGGAGAAAACACAGATAAAATTGAGTTAACAGTTAACGAGGAGGACACTTATGCAGCAATAGTCCCAATCATTAAATCCCGTGAGGGTTCCGCAGTTAAAGACAGTATTTCCACCGCACAAGTCATGGCAGATTTTAAAGCCTTAGCAGTAACCGCAGGCCAGTCTATACCAATGATAATTGAAAAACTGGAAAACGGAGGGGAAACTGTTAAAGCATATTGGAACGCGCCTTTTAATAAAGACGCGGGGTCTTTCATGGTTTATAGTACAGAAGACCGAGCAGATTATGGATATATACATAAAAAGAAAGGTTCACAAGTTAAAACTAAAAAAACAGGAACAACAGAAACCAGTGAAACCAATAAATATATCATTTATAATAACTGCGCATTAATTCTAATGGATAAATTAGACCCTGTTTTATCAATAGAAGCAGAAGTAAATGATTTAATTGATTTGCCCGGAGGAGATATTCCCTATAATGTAGGGGATACTGTCAATATAAGATTGCCTGGGAAAATGGAAGTTATAACTACGAGGGTTATTGAAACCAGTAAGAACCCGCGGGAAATTGGGCAAAGTAAAATCAAATTAAATAATACTTTAACCCGCGCAGCCAGTGGAAACCGCAGCGACATAAACCGCTCCGGCCTTGATACTCCCACACTTGCAGCATTATATAATGAAATAACACCGAATAACCTATTAAATAAGATTAAAGGGGTAGATGGTGCGGGTTCAGGGCTTGATACTGATTTAGTAA